CCATATCATTAATGGTGGATTGGCGTTCACGGGCTAACTGTTCAGCAGCAATGCGGTCTTTATCAATCTGATGGTATTTAACGCGGTAATGGTCAGCTATTCTCCCAGAGACGACCAACGCCACCAGCAACAATCCTATTGCCATCATTCGCCAACTGAAATTTATATTCATTGGTCTATATCCCAACAGGTAAGCTCCGACTCTTGCCCTCTCCGCACCGGCTGCCCCGCGCAATTATTTTCTTTAATCCGACAATCTCTACCGCCGTCGAATATCCAGCGCTTTATCTCAGCGCAAGCACCAATGCGATCACCAGCATTCAACTTCTTATAGAACGTTGAGGGAAAGCATTTGGCTGGGCCAATGTTGTAAGGGCAAAAAGAAGCGATACCCGCGATGGCTGGCTCGGAAAGTGGCACAGTCACATTTCGCTTAACCCATGCGATGGCTTTATCACGCTCTACAGCGTCGTAGCGCTTGCACTGGCTGTATGAAAGTTTCAGCCCTCGAGTGACTGGTCTCCCTTCAATATGCGTCAAACCACGGCATATCGTCCAAATGTCACGTCCATCCTGATACGCAATAGTTCGAACACCCTCTTTCTCATCGAGAAACTGGTCGAGGATTTTATCTGCTGTGGCTCCGCCGAGAACTAATGCCAGAACTGCAGCGCTAAGTTTTGTTTTAGTCCCCATCAATCACGCTCCAGCATTTCCAGCTCTTCATTCACCGGCGCAGCAGCTATCACCTGACGGCTTTGAATCCATTCACGTAATAAGCGCTCACGACGGCAGCGGAAATAAATCCCCGAAATAAGGCCAGCCAGAGTGCAAAAAATGCCAACAATGATGCCGACAATCATCCACTCATTAGGTGAGAAGTAATTAATCAGGCTGAATAGCCATGACGAAAGCCCACCGGCGAGCAAGGTGTTATCGGCAGCACGTGTGTACATTCTTTTCATCCTTCACCTCCACCAGCGAGGCAGGGTTATTTAGTGAATAGCGCCCAGCCGTAAAACCACTCTCAGCTAGAAAGTGTTTAATGTGTGGATGGTTGTTGGCTGGACGCTAGAAATAAAAAAGCCCCCCCAGAGGGGACCTTTAAAAGATGATTACGATATTAGGACCATATTCTATTAAAAAAGGTTTAACTTTTAAAAAACGCAGTGACTTAATTTCTAATTACTAATATATATGAACCAAGAATCATCTCATCCTGATAAATATAAGACAAAAGCAATACCTTTGAAAAAAAGATCATTTTCAATTACTTAACATGAAGCATTAGAGTTAATTATGATGTAATAAGAAAAACAAATACTCATCATAAAATAAATAGATCTAAATCAATAAGTTGCGATTCATCCTAGGGTATCAATTACTAACTGCGTTTGATTATACATTAGCATCGCTTTTCCCTGGTGTTGGCCTATGGCCCCTCTCATCTGAAATTACGGGGGTGAGAGGTTTCTTTTTTATTACGTGTGGAGTTCCATCGAATGAAAAATAGTCGATTGTTTCTTATTGCCAACAGCTATGTAAAAGTGGTTTGCTCAGAGCCTGCAAAAATTCTTTTGATTAATGAAAAGTATTTCGACAAGTTTTGTAGAGATAGCTGGGCCGACTATCATGGTGGTTTTTTTACCAATTTCCCGGCCATTGTCGAAGTTCCATACGATGGGATTTGGAATATTGTGATTGATACTCATAGTCATGGAGACACTGAGCCTTCAGTGAGCATATCTATTTTGCCTAATCATGAATTATTAGAGCACCAAGACATGCCCAAATAGTAAGGGAAGTCTAATTACAGGCAGTTATCAATGTAGGAGTTCACCATCAACCACAACTGTCATGAGCACTGGGTAGCCACCCCACGTTGATTCCAAGATGAATACCAACTCAGTACTCATGCAGTTGTTCAGCACATCAAACGCTCCGGTTTACCCTTCTTCGCTGACTGATGTGCTGAATGCCGTGGAAAATCCTCCCGTCCACTTCTCTCACAAACTAGCCGAGATCCACGGCATGTATAAACGTAACTTATAAGTAGATTCTATTCAATCAGTCTACGTTACTCCCAAACGATCATTTATTTCCCAAGCAATGGTAAAATCATCCGTTAGCAGGCATTTTTCGTTGACTAAGATATTACAGGGAGAAACGCTTCGCCCATTCTGTGATCTGTTCACCGTAGATGAACTGAATGTTGAATGATTCTGTTGGACTCTGTACCGGCCCCAAGTAGACAACACATGGATACCTTTTCGGTCGATTATCAAAAACATAATCAACGATGTCAGTCTCATCAATCAGGTCATCGTCGGCAAAACATGTAGCTCTAACCCACAAATCATATACAGCTTCGTTAAGCAGTAGTTCCATCGCATTTCTCTGTAAGTAGTTTACCCACATACAGAGTAGACGAACTCATGTTAGTTGTGCTGAAAATTGAATTCACAGATGACCACTTCCCAAATTCAGGAATATCCGTACAGCCTCCTACCATCCATCAGGGAAGTAGAGTTAGTGTATAGATGGTTGTTGGCTGGATGCCATGATCAAAAAACCCGCACTTGGCGGGTTTATATGTAATTTTGGCAACATACCAAATTAACGTTAAATATGGCTCATTTTGTTGACTTTTGCAATAACTTTGTCGTTAAAATGCACGATATCATCAATTCTTTTGTTATCTACATCACGCAATACGCCTTCATCTAATCGCTCACACTCAAGGATCAAGTGTGCCCAATGATCAGCATAGTGTTTTGACCAATTGTCCGGGGCAATCCCCAGCAAGCTCGCTAATTCACATGCTTTACGCTGCTCTCCATCCATAGCTCTGCGAGTGTAGGCATACTGCTGCACTGCCAGCCACACCAATTGTGCAAGTCGTGACGTCACTTTCTTTGTGATCCGCTTGCCTGCTAACGTCTTTTTGAACTCGTCCCATACATGTTTAGTGATCAGGACTTGATAGTCATAGTTCAGGTCATGCGCATAGCAATACCGAATCCATCCAAGCTGGTGGCCATCAAGTGTAGATATTGCCCGGCGCCACGAACTAAGACAGAACACAATTTCTTCAATTGGTGGCCTTATATCCTTACCGCCTCGAGTTTCTGCACACTTAACCGGATCAGCAATGCGAACCTGCCCGCCAACTTCGCGCACTGGCTTACGTGGATAACGTGACGTGTTTACCAATGCCGCTCCCTGAAACGCATCAAGCTGGCCTTTTGTTGCTCCGACAATGTTTGCAAGTGCCAGCGAAACGCAGCTTCTTACATACTCTAAATGCTGTAAATTCATTACTCAGCGCTCCCCACACGTTACGCTTTGAAAATTGCGCCAACACCCAGCGCGTAATTTAAAAATTCAATCAATAGGAATCGCTGATCCCCGTGTTTCTGCTCCCACGCCCCAACATCCTTGTGCAACTTGTCGTGGCACCGTCTGCATAACGGCAACACGAACAGGTCATGCGTTTTGGTTCCCATGCCACCGAGCCCGTGGTTAATCACATGATGCGGATCGTCAGCTGGTTTACTGCAACCGCAGCACTTTTGCGTTTTTACCCACCGCGTGTATTTCTCACACTCCCACCGCTGTAACTTAGGTTTCAACATAAAGCTCGCTGGTGGCGCTTCATCACCCGAAAGCTTGATAACGGGTTTTACCTGCTCCACAAGATCGGTAACAATAGAGAATGGATCTGGCTCCCACGGGTTAATATCCGCCTCTTTCGTTGTGCCTCCGATGGTGGGGAGTTCCATCCCAGTAATAGCGTACGCAGGAAGAAGGTCTGCTACACCGTTTAGCGTCGCCCACCAGCACACCTCAGCAAATGAAATCTCTCGCCCTTCACTCAGATCCAGTTTGATGCGAATGGCCTCGAGTAAGCATTCAATCCTGTTCTGCATAGCAATCGACATCATGGCTTCTGTGAAATGCGTGCGAGTACGATTATCACAACTCCAGCACAGCCGAACCGCGCTGCCCTCATAGGGTGTTGTCACTAGCTCTTTATGGTGCCAATCCGCATGCCACTGGCATTCATCCTTCTCATCGAGCCATGTGAGCAAACTATCCAACCCACCAGCTGCTCGATAAACACGATCATTAGCCCAGAAAGCAGATAGGCGCAGATCTGCGGCTAATGTCTGATGTTCTGCAGGAATTTCACCCGTTGGCAATTCACGCAGAGCACGGGGTTCATCAGAAATGTACAGGCGTTGCTGTTGTTTGAAATGATGCATCAGACCGGTACCGGGGCGCAGTAGCACTACGCCCAGATCTGACTGAGGAAACGCAGTCAGTAACAATCTCATGCTGCCACCAGCTTTTCAGCCATACGACGAACTTGCGCCAGAAATGCATCACCCCGAGTGATTAGATCATCGCGGGTGACATAACTGATTGCTGGTCCACGCCATTGCTTATCCAGAATGACCACCGCTCCAGCAAAAAACGCGCCGGTAGGCTTTTGCTTCTCATCAGCAGGCTTAAACCACACAGGCAGATCAAAGCCGATACGCCCACGAATGAAAGCAACATGATCGGCTTCTTCTGGCCACCACACTTCGCTTGTCGCAGCCTTAATCAGGAGGATGTAACGACCGCCCTTCTCACGCATAGCCATCGCATGATCGATAATGTGGCGCATGCCTGTGACATATTGCCCTTCATACTCTTTAACGCGGCTGTACGGTGGGTTTGCGTATGCCGCACCGCCTAGCTCTTTTAGACGTTCTGACCAGTCCTGAGTAAGTGCGTTATCTTCAGCGGTGTAGTACGCGTCACATTTGGCATTATCAGCATCAGCAAACAGATCGAGAGTAATTGGCCCGAACATAGCGTTAATGCCCCAAAACAATGAATCTGGAGTACGCCACTGATCGCCAACGTCTTTTAGGTAGTGTTCAGACTCTGCACGTTGTGCTGCTAAATCGGCGCAGTATGGGTTGATATTCATATTCACGACAGCACCTCCAAGCTGACAACCGTTTCAAAATCCATTCGCGGATCAGCTGTTACATACGTCGCACGGCAATGAATTGAGCACTGGTTACGGCATTTCACTGCGTGTTCCATATCTTCTTCGGTACCACAGTTCTCAATGACTCGGGACCATTCATATTCAGCGCGGCGCCACTGCTTTGATGCTTCGCAACGTCTAGCTCTTTCCTGATGAAGTTGAACCAGTGCTGGGCGATGGCGACGAATAACTGGCACGGTTTTAATTTTCATGATCATGTTCTCCAGCCAGTGGTTGGCGCTGAATATTCCTGCTTCGAGAAATCCATATTGACGTAGCTTGCTGGCTGTTTTGCTTGCGTGCCTGTAGGCCACTGAGATCTTGGCAGTCGACCAGCGGCCACCCATTTGGTCGCCGAACTGAGATATGCGGGGAATTTTGCTGGGCGAAACAGCGTCACCGGATTCAGGTTCGCTGAAAAATCAGGATTGCTGGCCCAACGCTCGACACTGAAATCCACAACCAACACCAGCTCGTCAGTGGTGAACCCTTCACGCAGTCGGCCACGGATATTATCGAGTGACGATTTGCAATTCTGGTACCGAGATGCGGTTACTTGGTTCAGGTGTTTGAGTACCTGAATGGCCTGATCGGTAATTTCCACCTCAGGGTCGGCCGAAGGCTGACAAAAGGTTTTAATACTTGATGGTTCAGGTGTTGATGTTACTGATGGATCGCCCCCAGATTCTGACGGGTGAAAACCGCCCTTTTTGCTGGATTTCGACGCGTCGGATTTTGACCCGTCAAATTTTGAGGCGTCAGATTTTGACGGGTCAGATTCTGACGCATGAGCAGCTAGGCGAAGTTTCTCAACATTGAGCTGGTAAATATTGCTGGCGTTCCGGTTACCTGCGCGACGTTGTTGGCG